CGTATGGCTGATTTATCAAGACGAATTGGCTCTGCTTTTGGTAGATTGCAAGCAGAATTAGTACAACCTGTTCTTCAAAGAGTAATTTATATACTAAAGAAACAAGGCAGGATTGAAATACCAACTTTAAATGGTAGAGAAGTTAAGATTAAGTCTGTATCTCCGTTAGCGCAAGCGCAAGCTAACCAAGATATCACATCTGTTGCTAGGTTCTTAGAGCTTATACAAGGTAGGTTTGGACCAGAGATGATGCAGCTTTTAATTAATGGAGAAGAGACTGCTGCTTACCTTGCTAAAAAGTTTGGTGTACCAGACCACTTGATAAGAGATGAAAGTGAGCGTAAAGAGTTAGTACAAATGGCGCAACAAATGGCTCAACAGCAACAAATGATGCAGGAGGGGCCGCAACAGCAGGAGCAACCAGTTGAGCAATAAGAAACAAACTAAACAAGCATATGTCGGAGTAGACGGTTATCAAAGAACACAAGAAGCAGATGAGCAAATAAGTAAAAACTTTGCTCATTTATTTACTACCGAGACAGGGAAAGAAGTTCTTCGTTATTTAAGAACAATAACTATTGAAATAGTTCACGGTGCTAATGTCACTACTGAAGAACTAAGACACATAGAAGGTCAAAGATATGTAGTCGGTTTAATAGAAACTAGAATTAATCATGCACACAGGAAACAAAGAAATGGCTGAAGAAGCAGAAACAGAAACACTTATACAAAGCACACCAGAGGAAGCAGCACCAGAAAGACCTGAGTGGTTGCCAGAAAAATTTAATGATCCATCTGAGTTGGCTAAATCTTATAGCGAATTAGAATCTAAACTTGGTGCTAAACAAGAAGATATAATAAAAGGTTATAACGAAGAACGATTTGTTAATAGGCCAGAAAGCAAAGGTGATTATCAACTTCCTGATATGGTAGATCCAGCTGAAGCTACAGACAATGAGCTAATTGGCTGGTGGTCAGAGCATGCTTTTAACAATGGATTTAGNCAAGAACAGTTNCAAGAAGGTATAGAAATGTATGCAAAGGGTATACAAAGTTCCCTTCCTTCCGCACCTGATCTTNATGCAGAGGCTGCAAANCTAGGCGATAACTCTGGTTTAAGAATAGAAGCTGTTAGTATGTTTGCTAATAAATTTTTCCCACAAGAGTTGAGCGGTGTAGTTGAGAGACTGGGTGAAACAGCAGAAGGAATTATGTTAATTGAACATATTATGGAGCAAAACAAAGATACGCAAATAGCTTCTAGTTCTTCACCTGCTGCAACTTTTGGAGAAGCAGACTTGCAAACTATGATGAAAGACGAAAGATACTGGAGTCCAAATGCGCGTGATGATGGTTTCGTTAAGCAAGTAGAAGACGGCTTTAAGAAATTATATGGATAAAGTCCTTATTAGTCATGGGAGCCTGAGAATGGTTCCCATGAAAAAACGTCATGTTATTCCTATGTACAGCACGATGAGTGTAGAAAATCTATTTGAAGCTGAGGCAATTTATAAAATAGATTTAATGGCAGCATTAATTCAATACTCGGAAACACCAGATGTTTTTGTTATTGAAAACGATAAAGAACCTTTAGCCATTGTTGGAATAACAGGTCTTACAACACAAAAAGCCCTTATGTGGACAGTCTTTTCTGAAAACATGAAAGACAATTGGTTCTCTTTTGTTAAAGCTTCTCCTAAATTAATAAATTATTTACACACACATTACCATGAGATTACTGTAGATACTTGGGAAGGTAACCATAAGATGCTTCAATGGCTAGGTTGGTTAGGTTTTGAACTTACTGAAATGTACACTAACAGCAATGGTTTTAATATGGCTCATTTTGTGCGTTGCAATCAACACAGAAAGAATGTTTACGCTTTCCCATCAAGACCCGTAATTCATTGAGCGGCCCGAAAGGATACCTGCGTTGATTTGATAGAGCGGACACTCAAGATACTCAAAATGCAACTTTAATAAGGAACTGAAAAAATGGCTAATACAATCGACACAGCCTTTATTAAGCAGTTTGAATCTGATGTGCACCTCGCGTATCAACGTATGGGTTCAAAGCTGCGGAATACTGTTCGTACTACTAATGTTTCTGGTAATATAGCAAGATTCCAAAAAATAGGTACAGGCTCAGCGTCAACTAAATCAAGAAACGGCAACATAAGCCCGATGGAGTTAGCGCACACAACTGTTGAAGCAACTATGGCAGACTTCTATGCTGCTGAATACATCGATAAATTAGATGAGTTGAAAACTAATATCAACGAGCGTCAAGCTGTAGCACAATCTGCTGCTGCTGCACTAGGTCGAAAGACTGACGAGCTAATTTATGCAGCTATGGACGCTGTTGGTGGAACTGCAATACACGATACCAGCTCAGCTTTAGAAGTTGCTGATATACTTTCATTGTTTGAAACTATGGGAACTAACAATGTCCCAGAAGACGGACAACGGTATTTAGCAATGCATCCTAAAGGATTTGCTGATCTGTTTGCAATAGAACAGTTTGCTTCTTCTGACTATGTTGGGCCAGCTAGCTTACCTTTTGCTGGTGGAATGACTATGAAGGAGTTCATGGGCTTTAAAGTATTCTCTACCTCTGCTGTAACAAGCGGTAAGAATATGGCTTATCATACTAGCTCAGTTGGACTAGGCATAAACGCTGATGTTTCAACTGAAGTGAACTATGTGGCAGAAAAAGCTGCTCACCTTGCAACCTCAATGATGTCGATGGGCGCAGTTGGTATTGATGCCAATGGCGTTTGCGAAGTACTCGACAACAACTAGAACTCGTGAAAGGAGTTTAAAACATGGCTTATACAGCTTCTTCACTAATCAGAATTGGTGGTGGTTCTGGTCAGGCACTTTGGTACTATTCCTCAGAAGATACTATTGCGGATGCAAATACCGCAGGGTATTTTAACTCAGCTGCGAATATACTAAATTTGAATGACATAATCATGACAATAACATCAACTGGCGGTACTCCTGTACTTACCCACGCGTATGTTAATGCCAATAATGGTTCGGTCGTAGATATCACCAACGGTGTTGTAATTACCAACACTGATGGCGATTAATAACTAAAAGGATGGGGGGTGTAAAAACCCCCCAACTACTCATATGGCAGTAACAAGCACATCAGCAGACTCACCTGTAGACGTATCTAGCAGGGCATTAATATTGATAGGCGCAGAGCCTATTACGTCGTTTGACGACGGCAACAATGAAGCACTCGTTGCTTCTAATATGTATGAAGACGTTGCAAGAGCAGCACTAGTTAATACTAGGTGGAGGTTTGCAACTAACCAAGCTGTATTGAATAGATTATCTGATGCACCAACTGGTAGGTACGACTCAGCATACCAAATACCAAGTGACTCATTAATGCTTCATGCAGTAACAATAAACGATTATCCAATATTGTATCAATCATATGGTGATAAGGTATTCTGTGATGCAAATACTAGTAGCGAATTAGTTTTAGATTATACGTTTAGAGTAGATGAAGAGTATTGGCCTTCGTATTTTATATTAGCTGTAGAGTACNCTTTAGCTAGTGTNTTTGCTGTAGCTTTAGCTAGAGATGCAAGCCTATCTCAACTTATGGAACAAAAAGGTATAATGGCTATGGCTAAAGCCAGAGGTTTAGATTCACAACAACAAACAAGTCGTACTTTAAATACATCAAGGTTTATAACTCAAAGGCGTAGTTAATGCAGAAAGTACGAGTACCTATTACTAACTTCCAGTTTGGTGAAGTGAGTCCTTCTTTATATTCCCGAACTGATTCTGATATATATACTGCCTCGGCTCAACGAGTAGAGAATTTATTTCTTAGGGCAGAGGGCGGTGTTGTTAAACGCGCAGGTTTAGAAAACATTTATGAGTATGACACAACAATAGAAAGAACTACATTTACTATTACTGTGTCTGACTACGCTAATATAGCAGCAGGGTCGCAAATTAAATTCCGTGATGCAGATGGAACTTTATTTACACTACAATCCGAAACAGTAGGGTCAGCTGATCCGTCTGCTGCTTCTGGTAACATACATTTCTTCAGACCTAATACATCAAACAATGTAACGGCTGATAAAATTTTTGCTGCTATTAATGCTATTGATGGATTTACTGTAGCTAATCCAGCGGCAGCAGTTGTTACTGTAACAAGAGATAAGCCTAATGGTGGCACGTTTTTAACTACAGAAAGCACAGATGTTACAAGGCTAACTGTAATAAACTTTTCTGGCGGTTCTAAAATACAATCAAGGTTATTACCTTTTATATTCTCTGATGATGAGAGATACATTATATCTTTAGAAAACGCTAAAGTAAGATGTTTTATAATAAGTCCAACAACNGGCGCAGTGTCTTTAACAGCAACAATAACAGCAGATACAGATAGTGCAGCATTGCCATTNTCAGATGCTTTCTTGCAAGAGTATACTTTTACGCAAGCAGGTGACGTTATGTTTATTTGTCACCCATTGTTTATGCCAAGGCAATTAGTAAGAACAAGCCTTACTACATTCCAAATAGAAGTGTTTCAATTTGATGTTAAGTCTGATTCTAAGTTAATTTACCAACCATATTTTTCTTTTCAATCTTTAGGTGTTACTCTTAACCCATCTAAAACAAGTGGTACTGGTGCTACATTAACTACAAGCGTTGCTTACTTTGACATTACAGGAACTCAATCTGGTGGTAATTATGCTAGCTCTTTACACGTTGGGGTTACTCTTAGGTACATTGGAGCAGAAATAGAAATTACTTCTGTGCAATCTGCTACACAAGCTACAGGAACTATACTTGATTCTTTAGAAAAAACATTAGCTGTTAATGCTTTTAGAACAACAAGCGGTGCTGCTGAAGTTATTGTTACTGATGTTAAACATGGTTTAGCAGTCAATGATGTAGTTATTGTTTCTAAAGCAGCAGCAGTTGGCAATATATCTACAAGTAATTTAAACGGTTCAAGAACTGTAACTTCTATTGTTGACGATAATCATTATACTTTTGATGCAGGTGGAAACGCAAATGCTAGTACTGACGGAGGTGGCGCACCAGTAATGACAACTCACGCAGCCGCATCTAACTGGTCAGAGCAATCTTTTTCTGCGCTTAGAGGATTTCCTTCTGCTGTTACATTCCATGAAAACAGATTAGTTTTTGCTGGTACACTATCTCAACCAGATTCTATCTTTATGAGTAAGTCTGCGCAGTATTATAATTTTGATGTAGGTACAGCAGAAGATAATGATTCAATACAAATTACAGCAAGCATTGGTGAAATAAATCAAATACGTCATTTAGTATCTAACCGTGACTTACAAATATTTACCGCTACATCTGAAATGTATATACCTACTTTTGAAAACAGACCGTTAACACCGACAACAACTACAGTTAAAAGACAAACACCTTTTGGTAGTGATTTTATTAGACCACAAGTATTAGACGGTGGCACTGTGTTTGTACAAAAAGGTGGTGCTATTGTTAGAGAGTATTTATTTACTGATGCAGAATTAGCTTACTCAGCAGGGTCAGTTTCTTCTCTTTCTTCTCATCTTATTAAAGCTCCAAAAGAAATGAATATACTTTACGGTGCAATAGATAGAACAGAAAGTTATATATTCTTAGTAAACAACGATGGTACTCTTGCAGTTTTTAATTCTAATAGAGGTGAAAAACGTGCAGGGTGGACAGAGTTTACTTGCCAAGGCAGGTTTATGTCTACTGTAACTATAGACGATAGAGTGTTTGCCAATGTAATTATTAACACTGGTGCTGGAACGCACCTAATGTTTCTTTGTGAATTCCAAGCAGCACTTAATACTGATATATCTAAAGTTT